CCCGTTCAGCGGCGTCAGTAAGTCGGGGGCTGGTTGCATCATCCAGGCTGGTGGTGCTGGCCGTTCCGTTCGCTGGACATCTGGCGCTGACTTGCAGCCGACGCTTGCCAGTAGCAACATCACGTTCAAGCTGATCGATAGTGGCTTTAGCATCTGCCAGTTCTCCGGTGTATTTGGCATCCAGCGCAGCAACGTCGCGCTGGCGCACCTTCATGTCGTTGATGGTATCGTTCGCCAGTGTCAGTGCACTGGTCGCTTTGTCGCGCTGGTCTTTGTAGGTTATGGCGTTGTCTCGATAGTGATTAATCGCCCACCCCATAGCGCTGATGACCACGAGGATTACCGCGCAGATAATTTCTGTAAGTCGGCTCATTGGTCCAGCTCCCAGCACGTTAACGCGCTTTCCTGGTCCCGGCGCTCAACCTGCCCGTAGCAGCCGTTCTTCTGCCCTTTCGTCAGCCGGCAGTCGCGACCACCGTCTTTAATCCACCAGCGGATTGCCTCACATGCGCCTTTGCGATCGCCTGCGTTAATGCGCTGATAGAACGTTGAGGGGAAACATTTGCCGGGGCCGATGTTATAGGGACAGAAGCTGGCGATACCCACTTTTTGGGGCGCAGTAAGAGGCACTTTGATGTTTCGGTCTACCCACGCCAGCGCCTTATCTCGCTCAATAGCGTTAACCTTCTTGCACTGCGCTTCCGTGGCACGCTGCCCTTTCACAACAGGCTTGCCATCAATAACCGTTACGCCATGGCACAATGACCAGACGCCGCCAGGGTCAACAACGGCCACCAGCGCATTGCCTTCTTTCTCGCTGATAAACTGATCGAACAGTACCGGCGCTGAAGCACCTGATACTATGAGCGCCAGCATAGCCGCACTGAGTTTTGCACGTGAAGAAGCCATAGTTACTCCTGCGGCTGGATAGCAGCATCAATCTCTTTAGTGATTTTCGCCGCTTCAGGAATATTAGAAACATCACCACGAGCATACGCAGCCTTAAGTATCTCGGTGCGTTTGCGATCCTCTTCGATGGCGGCTTTGTTCTTCCTGTCGTTTGAGCGGTAAGTCAGCCAGGTAAAGACGCCAGTGATAATGAAACCCAGCGCAAACAACACATCCTGAAGAGTCAACATTGCGAAAAATCCCGTTACGCCTGACCAAAAATATGACCAGTACCCGTTGCTTGTATTCATACGATGCATATCTCTCACCTCCGATTAAGTCGGGGTGCTGTGCTGGTTAAAAATCTGGCCTTCGGGCGCGTTCGGAAAAGTGAAGGTAAGTGTGGTTCCCGAGGCCAGAAATGAAAAAACCCCGCCGAGGCGAGGTTTAAAATTTCTCCCGCTTACTGGTACGGGGCAATCAACTGGCAGTTATTGCAGATTCATATTGTGGCCCTGCTTTAGAGGCACTTTGCGTTCAGCTGGGACATGTAACTCCGCATCATGCTCAGGTTCGCTCATACGCTGGCCCTGCTGCCATAGAAAAACCCGCTCGCTGGCGGGTTTCTTAACTTTGAACATACAATGCCCATCGTTAATGTAAAATATACACAAAAACGGCAACATTGCAAGCATCGTGCAGTTAAATTACGCGATGTTCATCAAATTATCGTTTCCTGTCACCCGCTTCAGTTGGGCGTTTGAATAGCTCTCTTCCTGAAAACACTTTGTCACCAACTGCTCGTAGAACGGCTTCCAGCTGTAACGCCAGGTGCGATCAGGCAGGCTTGGCAGTTCAGAGAAGATGCCACGATAGGCGACGGAAGATTTCGGGCGGCTGTAACCTCTTCCCTCACAACGCTTGCACTCTTTGTACACCGGTACGCCCTGAAACTCAGTGGCTTTACGGTCAAGGGTTTTACCTGTTCCACCACACTGGCAGCGCTTGCTTATCTTCCCGGTACCGTGGCACTTGCTGCAAAGCACATTCTCAACGTTTTTAACTTCGCGGGTTTTCTCAAAGTCAGAAGGTGATTGCCCGAGGTCTTTGGCCCACTGCGGGATTCTCATGGTGTAGTGGCTCTTAGTAACCATGCTGGTCTTTTCAACCAGACGCTTACCATTGCATGCCGGACAGTCATAGGAGTCAGCCGCCGATGACGCGTAATCGTTGTAGGCGAACTTAGCCAGAATGCGCATGCACAATGGGAATTTCTTGCCTGACAGCCGACGGATGGCAAAAGGTGCACGCTCTTTAGCGTACTCAGTAAGCCAGCTTATCGCCGCTTCCCTGTCCTGCTTGCTAACCCCAGCTTTACCCAGGTACATAGCCAGTCCTATTCCGGCATCAGCCTGAGTCATCCCTAAAGCGGCCATAACATCAGTCACCGTCAGTTGTTCGCTGGCAGTGGCCCGAACGCTGTCAGAGATGTGCATGCCCTTTGGTGCGAAAAATTTAACAATGTTATCCAGATCCATACGTCTCTCCACTTACCTACGCCAGCACGCCAATTGCCGCTGCTTTTTGTTGGATACGAATAACCAGGTCTACCTGGCTACCGTGTTTCTCTTCCCATTTCTTTGGGTCCGCATGTAATTCACGGTGATCCGCTCTGCACAGCGGGAGCACGTGAATGTCGTGGGCTTTTGTCCCCATACCTCCTTGACCATGTCCTATAAGGTGGTGTGCATCATCGGCAGGTCGACCACATGCCACGCATGGCAGAGTCTTAACCCACTCGATGTATTTAGGCAGTAATAATCGTGTCTCTTTGGGTCGTCGCATTTGCGCGTTTGGTGTGTCGGGATCGACTTTTAATTTCACAACTCTTTTAGCCGTTTCCTGCACAATCTCAGAGGGTCCGCGTGTTGGCGCTGTTTCGCTCTCACGTGTAACCGACCTGATTTCCGGTGCAGGCATACGCAGAACCTGACGCGCAGCGCCTTCATGAATAGCGTCTGCGAGGTTGTTGTATGCCAGCCACCAGCAAAGCTCCGGAAGCGTCAGTGCGTGGGTATCGTCGAATCCGAAGGTGGTACGAACGGCGAGGATGATATATGCCGCGCAGTTCGCCCTGGCTATCGCCGCCAGCGTTTCGGTTGTGTGCTCTCGCAATTTGTTATCGCAGTGCCAACACAAACGGATTACGCCGGGTTCGTGACGCAATGTAGTCATGTTGTCTGTGTGGTAGTCGCTATGTGGCCACTGACAGCCAGATTCGCGCTGAAGCCATGACTCAAGCCCATTAATGCCACCAGCGCGTTGAATCACACGGGGATCGGCAAACACTGCCTGCAATGCCGGGTCTTCTGCCAGTGGCTGAACCGCCGAAGGGATTGCACCGCTTGCGTAGCCAGCCAGTCTCTCTGGCTCGTTCTCAATGAGCATGCGCCCCCGGTGGAAATACGGGTAAAGCTGAGAGCCAGGCTTGAATGCCACTATGCCCAGCTCGGGGATCAGGATCGGTTTGAGCAAAGCCCTCACGCGGCTACCCCCGTATACACTGATATTGAGATTTCAACCTTACCGCCAGTGACCACCGGCCCCCACTCCACCAGCATGCGCTTTACCTGGCTGTCGTCTTCCCATACACCAGCATGCGTCAGGGCGTCAAACAGCCCTTTGGTGTAGTTGTCGATGTCTCGACGGCGGTTATCAGGCGGATATAGCATGATTTCAACTGAGCAAAGTGAGGCTGATGGCTTAGGCAGGCGGCGCAATTGCTCGACGATCGCTGCGCATGCCTCGCTCTGAAAAGCTCTCCCCTTTGCGCTGATGAGATGACGGCCTTTTAACGAACCTGAGTTAGGGGCGCGCCAGTAAGTGTTCACGCTTGGCGGGAATGGCAGGGTGAGCATCATACCTGCACCCCGCGTGATTCCAGAAAAGCAACAGCGTGCTCTCTCGCATACTCGTCACCGTCCAATAGCGACTTGAGCAGAGATATAGCCTGATCCTCAGTGCTGACGGTGTTGATAGTGATTCCGCGCGATACTCCAGGTCTGAGTGTTATCACCCCTTTCTTTTGAAGTGCCTTAAGCTGAATGGCAGCAGCATTTGGGGATCGCACACCCATCATTCCAGCCAGCTCGAATACAGTCGGCGGGAAACCATGAATGCGCTGATAGGTGATCAGTATCTCCAGCACTTCTTGCTGCCGTGACGTTAAACCCTTCATGCCACCTCCCCTTTAGCCCAGTCGCAGGCAATGACAACACCCGGAGACAGATAAACTGCCGGATTACTGGCCTCATTCCCCCAGTGGTCCCAGCCTTCAGCAGGATTACGGCTGAACAGCTCAATGCGTGATACGTCGCCATACAGACGCTCAAGGCGGTGCCGAGCTTCCGCTGGCTTCTGGCTATGCTCGCCCAATGGGCTGTAGATAACCTGTTTAACCCCGGCGTCGAGACGTTCCAGACCACGGCCACGCGTGGCGATCAGCAGGTCTTCAGTGTTGGCGCGGGTATGGTTGCCACCATTCATGCGGGTCTGGTCATTCAGCAGGTCGAGGAAGTCGTAAAAGTCCAGAACGTCACCGGCATTCAGCGCTTTGTTGATGTGTTGCTCAGCCAGGGCGTTTAATTTCACCCAGGTGAAACCCTTCATCGTCCGAACAGTAAAGCCCCAGGCTTCAGCCAGCTCGATCGCCTCACGGTTGTGAGTTCCGGTGTACCACATCGCCAGCACTGCATTTTCTTCAGCCAGAGCCCATACAGGCAGGCGTTTTAAATCGGTCAGGCTCATCGTGGCGTAGTGGTCTTTGGCTGCACCGTTGCTGGCGTTGTTGCCATAGCTCCACGGCGGGTCAGCGTAAATCAGGGAGTAGGTTCTCATATGTCACCATTGAATCGGCCAGCCATGCCCCACATCCGTTCGGTGTAGTGGGTGCACGGGGAATGCTGTAGGCATTTTTTACGCTGCTTGAGGCAGTACTCACGCTCGTTCGTAATGTCCGATGTGTCGAAAGCTTCAAGCCACACTCGACCAGCACGTTGATATAAACCAGCGTCCTGTAAGGCCTGGGCTTTCTTGATGAGAGGCTGTACGCATGGTTTTTTCATGTGCGGAACCCCGAGTTAGCTGGCGCGGAGTAATCCACACCGTCGTAGCTGGATTTAAACGCATCATCGTTCTTGACCCATCGGCCCTTCACGCACTGAGGTCTGCCACTTTCGGCCCACTTACGCGCCTTTTCGAAATACTCAACGCAGTTCTCCGGCCCAAACAACGTGCTTGGACGCAGGTAATCCGCCATCTTCGAATCGTCAGCCCATTTTGCCGTGAGGTAATCGACAACCAACATCAGGTCTTCGGGGCTGTAGTTTTCAGCCAGACGCCCACGGATATAACCGAGGGTTGTCTTGGTGCGCCCTCCACGGCCATAGGACGAGTTAGTCACCCGATTGAAATGCTCAAGAACCTGAACAGCAGGATTGCTTTCGGATTCGTCGGGTTGCCCTGCAACCGGACAAGAGGTTTTTATACCTGACGGATCTGTTATTGGATCTATTAACGGATCGGGGTCAATGGTTGACCCCTCCCCCACCAAATTTTGACCCCCTAATTTATCGTTATTTGACCCCTCAGTTTTTGACTGGTCAGAATCTGAGGGGTTAATATTTGGGGGGTTAATTTTTGAGGTCTCAGATTTTGCGCCCCTGCTTTTCCTTTCGGCTTTAGCAGTAAGGCGAGCATCAATTGCAGTGGTTTCAATCTTGTCCACGTTCAACTGATACGCATTGGAGATCGTGCGGCCACCTGATGTGCGCGGGATAACCTGCAACCAACCATCTTTCTCAAGCTCTTTGATTGCTGCGGTAACGGTGTTCTTGCTCTTGGCACCAACCTGGCGACGTATAGTGTCAACAGCAGGCCAACTATAGCCTTCGTCACTGCTGAAATCAGCCAGGCGGGCCAGAACGGCTTTACGGGAAATGGGCTGAATCTCGCATTCCCAAACTTGCCCGTGCAATTTGCTACTCATTCGTCCACCCTTTTGAATTTCTTCCTGAACTGTTCCAGAGGTTGCATGCATTCATGCGGGTAGCCATTACGCCGGAAAACAACCTGTCGCTTTTCCCGGTCCCAGCCAGTAACGTGTACTTCGATGCCCCGGTGGTCACGGTAGCGACGGTCAATTTCTTCCACGCCTCACGCCCCTTTTCGTTCATCTCAGCAAATGCCCCTACCAATGCGCCTGCAGGCTGGTAGTTGTGGGCACCGTCAGCACCACGTACTATTTCCTCATAGCCGAACGGAGCGTTACGCCCCACCAGCGGCAAGCAATGAAATTGCTTAGCTGGCCTGTATCGGTTTAAACTGTTCATGCGTTAGTTCTCCACTGATTACGACACGCCAAGACGCCCGGAGCTGCACACTCGCGGGCGTCACTTCTTTTTGCGGCCAAACAACGCGATAATCGCGGCAATTTCTTCCTCACGCGCAGCCATATGACGGCGGTGATGCTCTCTGATTTCTTCTGCTTCATGCTTTTCAATCACCCCATCTTCCAGAGCCTTCTCGATAATCTGATCGACGTGACCACGCGCAGCAGCTGTACGCATAGCGCGGGTAAACAGGTCAACGCGATCGAGGTCTTCGAACTGGGGAACATCCACCAGCAGAGCACCGCGACGTTTGGCGAAGTAATCTGCCAGGAGAGACGTGTTGCTAATGTCTTCCATCGCTTCCAACTCGCTTACTTCGAAGAAACGGCAGCCGTTCTTCTCGTACAGGTTGTTGTTGAACTGCGTAAGCGTCATGCCCAACGCACCGGCCATAGCCTCACGACCACCATGCAGGGATTTGCACATCGCCCTTACTACATCTTTCAAACTTTGCTTTTGCTCTACCATCTTGTTTTCCTTCTGGTAGTTACTTGATGATTTTTCTTTGGCTACTGTGTTGCGGTAGCTTCGGATGAATCAGGTTTGTTTTTATTAGGGAAAGGTCGGACTTCCTCAGCCTCAATCTTTCCGTCTTCTTGGACCAGGATGTTTACCTTGCGGTTACGTTTAAGGGCTTTACTTATGGCGCTTTGGTAGACACCAAGTGCCTCAGCTGTTTTGGCCTGTCCGTTTTCCAAAACATATTCAGATAGCGGAATAATCTTCATCGGGTTTCCTCGTGGATTTGACACTACAAGTATCACTGTTAGTGATAACAGTGTCAACACTAGCGGTGATTGGTGATTATTCCGTGCGGTGATAAATTATGAGAATGAAAAAGAAACCTTTGACCGCAGAACAATTGGCAGATGCCACCAGGCTTAAAGCCATATTTGAGTCCAAGAAAAAACATCTCGGGCTGTCCCAGGAGACTTTGGCTGAACAAATGGGTATGGGTCAGAGTGGAATTGCGCAGCTGTTAAATGGCACGAACGCAATTAACGCTACACATGCCGCGCAGTTCGCAAAGATCTTAGGTGTTAAAGTCGACGATTTTAGTCCTTCTCTTGCAGCAGAAATTGCTGCAATGTTTGAAGCCATTGCTAACGGCAAGCGGCATTCCTCGGTTTATGAATACCCATTGTTAACTGAAGTGCAAGCAGGCTCATTCAGTGCCGTTAGTTCTTATACAGAACGTGATGCTAAAGAGTGGGTTTCTACGACTGTCAAAGCTAGCGACTCGGCATTTTGGCTGGAAGTATCTGGACATTCGATGACGGCACCACCTGGGGTTAAGCCAAGTTTTCCTGAGGGAATGCTTATTCTTATCGATCCTGAACAGGATGTTGAAGCTGGTGATTTCTGTGTTGCGGGTATTTTTAACGACTCTGAAGTAACTTTTAAAAGGTTCGTTCGAGAGGATGGTAAACCCTGGCTAGAGCCTCTCAACCCAAGCCCAAGATATCAAGCCATTGAATGTAATGAACATTGTAGGATAATAGGTAAAGTAGTAAAGGCCCAATGGCCTGAAGACATTTTCGAATAAGGAGCCAATCGGCTCCTTTTTTTTGCATCTTTTTTCACCTTTATAATCAAAAAGTTAACACTTTCAGTGATAATTTTATCACTACAGGTGTTGACCACTTAATCACTATTGGTGATACTAATTATGCACCACGGTAATGAGCACTTTGACCAGCGCGGAGATCAGGTGTGACACCTCGGAAGAGACGAGGGCATAACAGGAAAGAGCACTGTGTAAGCGATAAACGAGACGCTGACACGCCTGCAAATGACTCCGTAAGGTGTCTTGTCCCAGCAGTGCTCTCTCCGTTGTGGTTTAGCTCAATCAGGTAGAGCGCCCCTCGTATGGGGAGTTGAGCTATAAACAAGGTTCATAACCCAGTTTATCTCATGCGGTCCAGCTGGACGTTATGTGGGTTCGAATCCCGCAACCACAACCCAATCGCAGGAACGCGATAGCTGTGTGTAGTCCTTTGGCGGTACCAATGTTTTCCCAAATGTCCGTTGGTACCGCCACTTTTTACGCAACACACAAGAGCATCACCAGGCGACGGGCTCATAACCCAATCCACCTGGGCGGCACTCACCGCAGGTGCTCTTTTGTGTTGTGTGGAGAACTAACGGCGGTTGCAGCCGCCATTCTGAGGGTTAACCGATGGAAAATGAACGTTTGACCAATATCCCGGATTTCTTCGGGGAACTGGACGGCGGTGTATTCGAGAACAAGCTGAGCGCTGTTCTCAACGATGTTGCTACTGGTGTGCTTAACAACCGCGCCAAAGGCAAAGTTACAGTCACCTTTGAAATCAGCCCTTTCGATGACAACCGGGTAAAAATCACGCACAAGTTGTCTTCTGTCAGACCTACCGCCCGTGGAAAATCTTCCGAAGAAGATACAACCGAAACGCCGATGTACGTCAATCGCGGCGGCAAGTTGACAGTGCTGCAGGAAGACCAGGGCCAGTTATTTACGCTCGCCGGTGACCCATCCGCGAAGCTAGCTAAATAACCCCGGCCATCTCACTTTTATCTCTTAGCAAAGGAAAACACTGTATGTCGCAGCTAGTAGACAACACCGCTATCACGCAGATCCGTGACATGGTTCTGAGTCAATTTATCGAAGAAAAACTGGCAGGGGCTGATTGTCCGGCGATCGTTCTGCCAAAAGATGTCTCAGTTGAATCTATTGAGCGCCTTCATGCTGAGCGCTTCCGTTTTCGCGGCAAACTGGAAACAGCCAGCATCGAAGACTTTATCCGCTATTCCACTGGCTACGCCGAAACTGGCACCCGTTGCTTTATCAGCGCTGACAAGATGTCTGCAGCATCTGTTTTCAATCTGGGTACGATTTCAAACCCCGGACACGCTGACAACAAAGCATTGCTTGTTCTGAAGCGCACCGCTCCGTTCTCTGCCCTTATCAACATTAATGGCGATCGTAACGATCAGAAACAGTTGGCTGAATGGTTGGAAGACTGGTCTGAATTCATCACCGGTTTTGATGCCGATGGCAGTGTCATTGACGCCAAAAAGTCAGCTGCGGCCATTCGCAAAATCACCATCGAAGCGATTAAGAGCGCCGATTACGAAGAGCAGGATTTCAGTGGGCGCCGTTCGGTTATGGAATCCGTTGAAGCCAGAACCAAAGATATTATGCCCGTGGCTTTTGAATTTAAGTGTGTGCCTTATGAAGGGCTGACAGAACGCCGATTCAAAGTGCGTATGAGCATCCTCGCCAGCAATCAGCCGCAGTTGGTACTTCGTATTACCCAGCTCGAAGCTTACGAAGAAGAAATGGCCGTTGAGTTTCGCGACCTGCTCGTTGCTAAGTTCGATGGCAGCGTAGTGGAAACCTATATCGGCGTATTTAACTCCTAATCACGCTGCTGCAAATGCCCCTCCGGGGGCATTTATGGAAGCGAAATTCATTTTATTAATCGCCACTGGCGAGGGCTTTTTACAACCCAAAAACAGCGCGGTGCAGCGCGTAATGGAGAATTAACGATGTCATTTATTCAGACCCTTAGCGGGAAAAAGTTCGACTACATAAACTCAACGGCTGACGATATTGATATCGAAGATATCGCCAATGCTCTCTCTAATATCTGCCGCTTCGCAGGACACCTGCCGGAGTTCTACAGCGTCGCTCAGCATTCCGTGCTCTGCAGCCAAATCGTTCATCCGGAGTTCGCCTTTGAAGCGCTAATGCATGATGCTGCTGAAGCGTATGTTCAGGATTTGCCTGCCCCACTGAAACGCCTGCTGCCCGAATACCAGCGTATCGAAACCATGGTAGACGACCTGATTCGTAGTAAATACGCCATACCTGCCAATCAAACTTCAGTCGTTAAATACGCCGACCTGATCATGCTGGCGACTGAACGCCGTGATCTGGAAATCGACGACGGCACCGAGTGGCCAATGCTCCAGGGCATCCCCTGCTCAGACATTATTCAGATATCCCCACTCCGTCCTGGTCAGGCATATGGCCTGTTCATGAACCGGTTCAACGAACTGATGGAGGCCCGTAAATGAAAGAGCGTCTGACCAAACAGCAGTTACTCGATGCCGCACGTAACGCGGCTAAATACGTACCAGCAGCTACCGCCGACATTCTCAATGAACTGGCCAACCGTCTCGACGTTACCAGTGTGGCGTTAAGTGAGGCAATGGAACAGCGCCATGCGCTTATCTCCGATAAGGCCGCGCGTGATGACATTATTGGTCGCTTGATCGGTCAGTACAGCGCTGCAGGTCTGCATGCTGTTCAAGGCTCCCTTAATCCAGGTCAGTCTCTTTTGTATGACGCAATTCAGGTGATGAATTTCGGCAAAGATACCGAGAATAAGCTCGCCTATATCGTAATTTTCCAGCGGGCATGGTGTAACGACTCAGGCAGCGGCATTAACTATTACTCTGGCTTGACTGAATTCGATAACAGAAAAGCCGCTATCGATTTCGGCATGGAACTCTGTGGAAGCGATGATTTTAATATCGGAGTTGTTGAGTCTGGTCGCCTCATCTCTTTTGACTGGATGGATAAGCCTATAGGCGAGACACCTGAAACACTGGCACTGATTGCAGGCGCATTAGGTCTGGGTGAGGAGGCCACCAGCAATGGCCGCTAACTCATTCAAACAGATGACCACGAAGGGTGGTGTGATTAAACGCACCGATACCGGGATGTTTATCAGTCTGGATAACATCTTCGTCAAAGAGGGCTTCAACAAGCGCGACGATGACGAGCGTACTCGCCAGGCAGACGACGACCTTTTTAACTACCTAATGAATGGCGGCAGCGTACCACCGCTGGAAGTCACCCCACGCGCTGAAGGCGGTGTGTGGGTTGTTGAGGGCCATCGTCGTCGCCGCTGCTATGAGCGTTGCCGTGATGCAGGTAAACCCGTCGACCGCATTCACATCATGCCGTTCGTTGGCAATGACGTTGAGCGTCTGGCCAGGGTCATGACCAGTAACAACCAGCTACCCCTAACATCGCTTGAACAGGCGCAGGTGGTTAAAGAGCTGGCTACCACGTTCAACCTGACAATGCCGGAAATAGCGAAGCTGGTTCATAAGAGCGTGCCGACTGTTGAGAAGCTACTCACCCTCGCGACCGCCAACCACGACGTGCAGCAAATCGTTCGTGACGGTGCGGTCTCTGTCGGGGTTGCCGTTGACCGCGTTCGTGAGCACGGCGAGAACGCCGGGAAAGTCCTGCAGCAGGATCGGGCAGTGGCAGCAGCAGCAGGCAAAAGCAAAATCACCAAGAAGCTCATCGCACCAGAGATCAGCGTTAAAAGCGCCCGCCGTCTCGTAGAACTCATCAGCAAAGCAGGTATCGACGATAACGGTGTTGTCACTCTGGAAGGGCTGGTGCTGGCTGAAGTGTTAGCGATCGTTGATGAGCACAAAGCTATTGCAGCTCAGAGGACAACCAACAAAGGAGCGCACTCATGATCACCGGAACCAGTAATTTCGACGAAGCACCAGAGGTTCCATGCAGCATATGCGGTGGTTATTACAAGGCTGACGAGCCCGAACAGCATGAGTGCGAATTACCAGAAATCGAGTGTGATATTTGCGGGTTTAAGAGTACGGACCCGGACGGCGCGCACTATTGCTGCGAGGACAATAGCAATGATTGATAAATATCGGCTGGAAGATTTGCGGCGCGAATCTGGTGAAAAAGGTGAGCTGGCTCGCTGGGTGATTCAGTTGCAAAAGGATCTGGATGATGAACGCAGAAAGGCAGCGGTGAGGCCTCCTGATGTTGACGAACGCCTGGCGGCGCATGAGCAAGAGCCGGTGGCGTACATGATTGCTGGTCATTACTTAATGCACGCTAATGACCCAAAAGTTGACAACTACGCCTCAGCTGCTCCGCTCTACACCCACCCCACGCCAATCTCGGCAGCGGCTATGCCAGTCGCGGTCGTGGAACTGAGCGATTACGTCACTGCTTCTGGTGACGAGCCGCGTAAGAAGGCAGTGAAGGAACTATACGAGGGGGCGCTGGTTGTTGGGCGAAACCTCTATACCCACCCAGCACCATCAATCCCGGCAGCGGTGCCTGAAGTTGACGCTGATGATAATTTCTATTCGTGGTTCGGCAGGGAATGGTACGAGAACTACCAGCAGAATCAATATACCGCAGCGGCCAAGCAAATGCTCGGCGTTATGGCTGAGTCCGCATGGAAGGCAAGCCGCCGCGCCGCCATGCTCCAGTCTGAACCCAACGGATGGATTCCGGTAAGTGAGCGATATCCAGATGTGGGCAATATTGTTCTGACCGCAATAGATGGATGTACGAATGTTGGCGAGATGGAGAGCTCTGCGGCAAATTACCGATATTTCACATCGGTTGCATCAGGCAGAGAATTACCAGCAACTCACTGGCAACCTCTTCCAGCAGCGCCGAAGGTTTAACTATGCCCAGTAAACTCAAACAGCGGCGCAAGTGCCGCCTCAAGGCTGATGTGTGGTGGTGGCAGCAGGAAGCAGCCGACCTGCACGCCCGTGTCATGGAGCAGGCCGACGAGATAGCAGCGCTCAAAAAACAGGTAATTCATGTGGTGATGCCAATGATGGTGCCACCAGCAGTGATCGAAGGCATGACAGCTCGACGTGTAGAACATGAGCTTTGCCTCAAATGTAATGACGGCGCACGGGGCGGCTGTTCCGCTTGCGCCTACAATATTCGTTAACCGGGTGCAGCCGGTAAGGTGGAGATCTAGCCATGAGCGAACAGCAACGTTTTCTGACTCCAGACGATCTTTATCAGTTAACTGGTTTCCGTCGCCCTTCACGTCAGTGCAAGGCGCTCAAAGATAGCGGCATCTTTTATGTTCCGCGTCGAGACGGAAGACCCGGAACCACTTGGGAGCATGTGGAAAACCCAGTTGGATTAAGAACTGTAACGATCAACCCAGAGGAAGAAATGCCTAACTTTAAGGATATCTAATGTCTCGTGCTCGAAAAAATTCTGAGGATAACTGGATGCCCCCGCGTGTAAGGCGGGGAAAGTCAGCGTATGAATTTCGCTCACCCGATGGACGCACGATCCGATTATGCAATGCAGATATGACAAAGGCTCAGGTTTGGTCTGCTTATGAAAATTTTATAAATGAAAGTAAAGCCGGTACCAATTTCACGGCACTTTGCGAAGAATTCTTTGCATCCGGCGATTTCCACGAGCTGGCGACTGAAACCAGAAAGGACTACCGAAAGTATTTTAATAAGGTTCAAAAAGCTTTTGGGAAAATGAAACCTGAAAATATTAAGCCAGAGCATATTAGGCAGTACATGGATCTTCGTGGCGTTAAAAGTCGTGTCCAGGCCAACAGGGAAAAAGCATTTATGTCTCGCGTGTTTAGATGGGCATACGAACGCGGCAAGGTAAAGATTAACCCCTGCCAGGGTGTAAAACAATTCAAGGAGCAAGCTCGGACTCGATACGTCACTGACCCTGAATATTACGCCCTGTATGACGTTGCCACCCTGCCCGTTAAGATATGCATGGAACTGGCTTATCTATGTTGTGCTCGTCAGGGTGATATTCTTGATTTTAAGAAAAGTCAGATATTAAAAGAGGGGTTATTAATTCAGCAAAGTAAGACAGCCGTCACCCAAATAAAGGCATGGACGAAACGTCTTGAAAATGTGATCAAACTTGCAGAGGGTTTGCCGCTGAATTCAGGCATGGTGAGTATTTTCCTGATCCACCAATCATCAGGTTTACGATACACACGAGATGCTTTTAATGCTCAATGGATGAAAGCGAAGAGATTAGCTGCGGAAAAATATCCAGAGATGGATTTCCAATTTACTTTCCACGATCTGAAAGCAAAAGGAATATCGGATTTGGAAGGATCATTAAATGAAAAACAGGAAATTTCGGGTCATAAGAACGTGGCGCAAACAGCAAGATATAATCGCAAAGTGAAGATTGTTCCAGTTGTTGGAGGGCAGTAATGCCCTCTTCTAATGGCGAAAGCCAATGGCGAAACAATGGTGAAAACTGGCAATAAAAACAAAAAAACCACCCGGAGGTGGTTTCACGACACTGCTTATTGCTTTGATTATTCTTGTTTTTCCCATGGTACCCGGAGCGAGACTTGAACTCGCACAGCGCGAACGCCGAGGGATTTTAAATCAGGCGTGTTAACCATTCAAAACAGCATGTTACGTGAAATTTTCGCCATTATGCTTGTCCTTACTACCCAACGCAATCAATAGGTTATAGAATGCTGATAAATGTAATGGCGAATGATCTTTGCAGATTCGTTTTTTATAGACAAAGTTTAAGTTGAGATTCATAGCTGTATCAACTCATTGTAAGGTAACAGAATGGTTAAAGTAGACGATATTTTAGCTGATTTGATTAGTGGAAAAAATCGGTTGACAGATGCTCTTCTCAAAACCAAAGTGCTTTTATTTTCTATTGAAAAGAAAGAATTATCATTTTGGGTAGATTATGAATTAAATGGGTACCCAAAAGGCGTTCAAGTCCCAGATTATAGAATTGCAAGTGCAAGAGTTTTGATTAATGCTAATAATTTAGCTCATCATTACAAGGGCTTGGAGTTACAGCTACGACATTTTGACGAAAAAAAATATAAAGATGCAACTGAAAGCCAAATTCACATTTCAATAAGCCAAATCGAAAATCTTCTCTCTGAAGAATCTAGCAAGGGCTATTTTATTGAAGCTATTCCGGTGGCCTTGGCACGTCATTATGCTCCTGAAATAGATAATAGTTACCATATAACCAAAATATACAAACAAATAGCCACGCATAACTTAACTTCGATTATCACGCAAGTTCGTAGTAGATTAATTGATTTTATGCTTGAGCTTTCATCACAACTTGATGCTACCGACGGTAAAAACATGGCAGATAAAGCCAAACAAATAGATGCTTCCTCTTTGTTTAACAACGCAATTTTCGGCCCCAACACGATCATTAATTTAGGAAGTGGAAACATTGCAAAGATTACTAATAATATAGAAATGAAAAACCTTGAAATGCTCAAAGAACATTTAAAGGAACATGGCGTACAACAACCTGATATAGAAGAGCTAGTTATAGCATTAAGCGAAGATGATAAAATTTCTAATTCTCCAGCTAATACTTATGGCCCAAACCTAGGACGCTGGTTTACCAAAATGCTTTCTAAAGCTTCTGATAACTCCTGGGCGATTGGCGTTAACGTTGCATCCACATTACTTACAACTTCCCTTAATCAATATTTAGGTATAGGTTCCTGACATGGGGTGTCGGGGGTCGGAGGTTCAAATCCTCTCGTGCCGACCAAAATCCCTAATTAAACCAACCTTTTACGGTTGGTTTTTTTATGACTGCAATTTGCCGATGGTGAAACTATGGTGAAATGATGGTGAAATCACGTCTACATCACCGGGCAGTCGTCGAACTCCCCAGACCTGGCATCGTTGATCACATAGGTGATTACGCCGAACACCGGCGACTCGACTCCGTCGCTACCAGCATCAGGCAATTGCTCCTGCCGCCCGTTCTGGATATTCACCAGGTGCGGATACGGATGCGTCCTGTACCGCTTAATTCGCAACTCTCCATCTACACTGCAAATCAGCAATGACCCGTCGCAGGGAGTGAGTGACGAGTCGATCACAAGAAGCGCCCCGCCCATTATCCCCTCGCGATAGCACGTCTCTCCGGCCCTCATGAAATAGGTCGATGCTGGCCGCGTGATTAACCGGTTATCAAGAGAAATGCGGTCTTCTTCAAAATCTGCTGCTGGCGACGGGAATCCCATAAATCACCCCTCATTATTACTGTTTATATATACAGTATAAGCATGAGAGACTGATCGCTACAACCGATCGATATCACTAATTCGATCGATAGTAACAATGAGCAAAACTTGCACAATCAGCATCCTTGCCGTGGTTTCCTTTTGAAGACTGAATATTTACGCCCAGTGCGCAATGTTAAGCACACCCTCCGCAGTCAGCCATTTCTTTGTTGCCTGATACTGATCCTGAATCTGCTGCTGCGTCAGCGCCAGACTGTCCACGCGGGCGCATTTGATTGTCTTGTTGGATGAGACAGTGCCGCCGGTGTAGTAACCGATTTTAACGTTCTGAACGCCACCTGCCTGCCCGAGTGCTTTGGACGTCCGGTCAAATTTGGTCGGGGTTGCAGACACTGAAAAAACATTTTCATACAATGGTGCCGCCTGAGTTGACGGGATGAATATACGTTGTGCACCGCTGTCTCCGCTGTCAATGCTGAGGTGTGCAGCAATAAATATCGGCTTGATATTGTATGTTCCGTCAGAGTTATTGGTGATGTAGGTTGACGGTATGATTGCAGATCGGGTCGCGTTCGCTACAGCGCTGGTCGTGGTGTTAAAACCCCCAAATGTCATACTGACGGCCGGAACGCCACCAGACGGCAGCACATAGAGCATTGAGCTGGCATTGCCGGGAAGATAATCGCCGGTCACGGCAATATTTTTATTGTTGTTATCCGTCAGTGAAAGGTTTGACGCCGACAGTACGGCCATAATCGTGTAGCTGTTTTTATCAGCCAGCTTCAGACCGACAACTTCCAGTCCACCGCTGCCCGATATGAGCATGCCGTTTGGCGTATAAAGTGGCGAGCCGTAAACATTGAGCGGCCATTCATCCACAGATAAATCAAATGCGTTATTGGAGCTCGTCGGGCGCAATGCCAGTCGCATGGCGTCAGTATGCAGCAGATTTCCAAAAACCGGCGCGGACATCGGGGCGACACCACCCCGGGCAATAATATTCAGACCCATAGTAATTTCCTTAAATTGCATTAAAACCGTCACGGCGACTGTACTGCCAGAGAACGGAGGCGTTGTGTAATTTGAATGTGTTACCGAGAGGGGAGGTGGCCGCGTCATAGTCGCCGTGGTTATCGCGAATATTTGTGCGGGGTCCCGTTTGCGGGCCACCGAACCCCGGCCCCATCGCAGAGTCTCGCCCGCGACCGCAGCATAAAATGGCGTTCGCAGGGGCAGGTGACGATAACGCGACAGTAATTGTTGTTTTATCCGTTACTGTTACGGAACTGATAATATCCAGCAGCGCATCGTCAGGACTGAATAAATCCAGCCCCGCATTCCACGTGCTTGCACATAATGCGTTGTCAATTACCAGCCTGTCGCCACGAGGATTCCAGCCTGAAATCACTATTTCAGTGTCACTCCACTCAACCAGGGCAGGCTGTAAAGGTTGCCACTTTTTATTAGAAAAAATTGTCGTCGAAATGGCGCGTGCAATATATTCA